CAGCATCAGCAGCCGGTTCCAATCATCTTGTTCTTGCTGCGAAGCAATCAGGAACTCTTGGAAACTATATTGATGTCAGAGCTAATTATTATGTGGGACAAAGCAATCCTGCAGGATGGAGCGTAAATGGAATTGTTATTACTCCTCTCGCTGGAGGGACAACCGATCCTACGCTGGATGATGCTTGGGCTGTTATTGATGGCACACAATATCATTATGTTGTTAATCCATATATTGATGCAGCAAATCTTACCTCTCTTGAAAATGAATTGGCTGATAGATTTGGCCCTCTTATTGATCTTCAGGGACATGGGATAACTGCTGTAAGGGGTACTCAAGCAAGCTGTACCACTCTCGGAAATACAAGGAATAGTCCGCACAATACAATTATCGGGGCATATGATTCTCCGTCTTGTCCTGAGGAATGGGCAGCCGCTGTGGGGGCTCAAGTTGCATGGAATCTGAATAATGATCCGGGACGACCGCTATTTGGAATTGCTCTTAAAGGGATTCTTGCACCGCCTGTTCAGAATAGATTCACTCGTGCTGAAAGGGACATCCTTTTGTATGATGGAATATCTACATGGATATGTGATGTGAGTGATAATGTGCTTCTTGAAAGAGTTATTACCACATATCAAACAAATGCAGTTGGAACTATCGATCCGAGTTATCTTGATATCTGTACGCTTGCTGTTCTTTCTGAAATCAGATATCAATATAAAGCTCGAATGGCAACGCGTTTCATCACTCAGAGATTCAAACTTGCTGATGATACTTTCCCTGTCCAGCCGGGGAGTTATGTGGTAACTCCGAAAACAATCAAACAGGAAATCATTGCTCTCTTTGCGGAATTGCAGAATGCAGGGCTTATTGAAAATCTTGCAGACTTCAAGGATAATCTGGTTGTGGAAAGGAATGCTTCGGACAAAACAAGAGTTGATGTGCTGTTGTCTCCTGATCTGATAAATCAGTTCAACATTCTTGCATCACTCATACAATTTATTTTATAGGAGAATAACCAATGAATAGAATAACAGGACGCGTAGAGGTTATTGTGAATGGAGTGCCCCTGCTAAACAAGGCAGGGGCAGAGGCTTCCGGTATCGGTTTATCAGGAGAGCCGAATTTTTCTCTGAAAGAAGTTCTTGGCGATACCGGGGTGCATGGTTTTGTTGAGGAGCCTACTGTTGCCAAGGTTGATGTGACTATTACAGATCGTAGCGACATTAGCTTGGATACTCTCGCGCGCATACGCGAGAATGGGACAGTTATTTTCCGCGCCGCTGGTGGTGGGAAAATATACACCATGAATAATGCCACTTGTATGCGAAACTTTACAGTGACAGGTGGAGAGGGTGAGACAAAGGTTTCATTTGTCGGGCCGTATTGGATTGAAGGAACAGAGGGTTAATAAATATGGAAGAAAAGACAAAAGTGAAAGTCGTTCTTGATTTTCCTGTAGAGATAACTCAGGCAGATGGAAGTGTAATAACATACAAGGAACTTGAATTTGGTCGTCTTAAAAATAAGCATCTCAAACTTCTTCCAAAAGAGTTTACCAAAACAGGAAAGATAGCATTGGGAGACATGCCGGTTCTTGTTGCAGCAATTGCGGGTATTCCAGAATCTGTTGCAGATGAAATTGATATTACAGATATGGATCAGATATCAAAGGCAATCGAAAGTTTTTTTCCGGCTCCCCAGAATACGAAAGCTGGGAGCGATTGATAACTGGGGTTGCAAAATATTATGGTTTTCAACCATCAGCTATATGGGAGATGGATGTTCAGGAAACGAAATGGTGGTGGTCGCAAGCTGAGAAGATGCAGGAAGAGATCAAGAATTCTTTAGGAGATTAAGGCACAAATGGCAAAAGAGTATGTATTATCTGCCATTATAAAAGTTCTGGACAAAGCCTCTGGCCCTTTGCAGAAAATAGGTCAGGGCTTTGGTGCGTTTGGAGTGAATGTTGGGAAGGCTTCTGCGAATCTTGAATCAACTGCAAAGAGAGTTGATGCTTTTGGTTCAAGACTTTCCACTATTGGCGGATCACTCACAACAGGACTCACCTTGCCTATTCTCGGCACAGGAATCGCCGCGTTAAAAGTTTTTGGCGATATGGAAATGCTCACTGCTCAGTTCACTACTATGTTTGGTGGTAGTGAAGCTGCTGCTAAATCATTTCTTGCTCAGATTGAAAAATATGCTGATGTGACTCCGTACACTACTGCCAGTCTCGCAAAGAATGCGCAGACCATGATGTCGTTCGGCATGAGTGCTGAAGATACTATGGCGACATTGAAACGGTTGGGCGATATTGCCGGAGGAAATAATGCGAGAATGGATCAGCTTTCTCTTGCATTTGCACAGGTAAGTGCTTCTGGGCGATTGATGGGTCAGGATTTATTACAAATGATCAATGCAGGATTTAATCCTTTACAGATCATGAGCAAGAATACTGGAAAATCAATGGCTCAGCTCAAGGATGAAATGTCCAGAGGGGAAATTTCTGCGCAGATGGTTTCTGATGCATTCAAGCAAGCTACTGCTGAAGGTGGATTATTCTATAAGGGAGCAGAGCGAGGATCGAAAACTTTATTTGGATTATTCTCTACATTGAAAGATACGGGAGAAAAATCTTTGCGGGTTCTTGGTGAAGCTATCAAAGATTCTTTTCAGTTATCAGAGAATATTCCAAAATTTGCTGCGAGGATAACCAAGTTGACTGCTTCTCTTGCGGCATGGATCAAGGCGCATCCAACTCTTACAAAATATATAATGAAGACAGCTCTGGCCCTTGCTATTCTTGGGCCAGCACTTATTGTTGTAGGCAAAGCCATTAAAACAGTATCAGCAACGATGAGTGTGTTCAGTTTACTTGGCACAGGAATAAGTAAGCTCCCTAAAATTGTAACGGGAATACGAGCGATTGCGAATGCAACATGGTTCTGGAATGCTGCTCAGAAGGCAGTCAATTTATCTTTTAAAGCGATGCCACTTATTGCTTTGATTGCTTTGATAATTTATGCGGCAAAAAAAATACGTGAAGCTGTTATCAATTGGGAAGAGTGGGGAGCTGGCATGATGGCCATGTCAGGCACAATTGGAGGAATGGTAACAAATATCAAGGCACTCATTGCAGCAATTGAAGCCCTCAAAGGTGGAAAAACAATTGGTGAAGCTCTTAGTATTTTGAATACTGAATTGACAAAAGGAACTAAACAAGTTGGATCAGGACAAACTGTAAAAGGTTATAATGAATATGAAAAGAGAAAGAAACTGAAAGAGAAAGAAACAGGTTCCGATCCTTATGATATCAATAAAATAATAAATGGTGATAGAGGAGCAGCTGATGTAACGATAAAACTTGAGGCAGAGAAAGGAACTGGTGCGTCCCTTAGCAACGTGAGAACGAAAGGAGATATTGCACTTGATCTTCAAATTGCATCTCTGACTGGACCAAATATGAAATACGGGCACGCACAATGAATTGGAGACAGAATTTATATTGGAAAACAGGGCAGGTAGAAAAGGCCTCTTTTAGAGGAGCTGCTTTTTATGTGGGTGATGTTGAGACGCTTGTTGGAAGGCGAACTGAAATTCATTACTCTCCAGATAAAGTAACTGTAAAAAAGAAAACAAAAATAGGAGTGGGCGAAGTTTGGACACAAGACCTCGGACCTGATGCTGATGAATTCCAAGTAAATGGATATGTGATTCAGAATGCAGAAAATGATTTTAATCATTTCAAAGAAAGGGATGCACTTATCTCAGCACTCAAAACTGCTGGTCCTGGAATTCTTATTCATCCTTTTTATGGTATATTTGCCGTTACATTAAAAGAAAGAGCAACAGTCACAGAAAGTCTTTCGCAAAATCTTGGTATGACGACTTTCGCCATGACCTTTGTTCAGTACAAGAAACCTATTTTCAAACAACAAGAGCCTGACTATAAAACAAAAATAGATACGTCTGCTCTCGAAGCAATCAATGCTGCTCTTGATGGATTTACTGCAAGGATGAGAATATACGGGGCATTTTTAAATACAATGACGGCTCCTATCACTCAAACGATGAACAAGATGCAGAGCGCAATTAACTCCGTAAAGGGAGCGGTTGCCTCTACAGTCGCGACTGCATTGGGGATAGTAAGTACATCAATCAGTCTGGTCAATACATTATTGAATGCCCCTTGTGATCTTGCAAATCAAATCATGGATGCAGGGAAAGCAATTCTCAGTCTTGTAGGAATGGCAGGAACAGTTGTACAGGGTGGAATAATTGGGGCATGTAGTGGAGAGTCTCGCGGAGATACTACAACAATGGACGGAACCACAGTTAAAGAAGATATTGGTATTTCTGTATGTGAGCAGCTGAGTATATTTTCAAATTATACTGTTGATGATTTGAATATTTCTATTCCCGCAGAACAAGAGGATAATCTTTCTCTTGTTATTTCTATGGCTCAATTCAGCATGGTCAGTACAGCATGTCAGATAGCAATCAGAATAGATTTCAGCAATCAAGATGACATGGAATATATTCTCGGACTTATTGTATCATCATTTGAAAATCTTATAAACAGACTTGGGTCAGTGAGCGACAGCATCGATGATCCATTATTGTTTCAAAAAATCTCTCAATTGAGAAGTGATTTTGTAGATTCGATGTATAAGAAAAATACAGGTCTTACAAAACAGATAGATTATAAAGTTCCTTCAGCTGTTCAGTCTTCCTTGACTCTTGCATATGATAGATATGACGATATCGAAAGAGAAAGCGAAGTATTTGATCGGAATAAAGTTTTAATTCGTCATCCCGGATTTTTGCCAAGCGGGGAAACGTTGAGGATACTCGATGAATAAAATAGCACTTAACATAAACAAAAAAGCATACAGCGGTTTTGAATCGGTGCTGATCTATAAGAGCATGCTTAACATTTCTGGTGCATTTGCCGTAGCTCTCAACAATTTTTATATCGGGGGTTCTCCTTCTGATGGAATAAAACTTGGGCATGCCTGTAAATTGGAAATAGAAGATCAACCGGTGCTTACTGGATGGGTTGATCGGATGCCTTTACGATACGGATATGATTTCAATACTTTGGAAATAGGTGGAAGAGATAAGACTTGTGATCTTGTTGATTGTAGTCATGACTCAGTTCCGAATGAATGGAAAAAACAAGCTGTAGAGAATATAATAAAGAATCTGTGTTCTCCTTTTGGGATATCTGTTACAGTCGATAAGTCTGCTTTATCTGAAGCAAATACAAAGGTTGAAACGTTCAAGGCAAATGAAGGGCAATATGTTTATGAAATAATTACTGAGCTTTGTCGAGACAATTCAATCATTCCGATAAGTTATGGGGATGGTAAATTAACTCTTGCGAAAGCAACCACTGACAAATATGCTTCTGATGGATTGATGACAGGAGTAAATATTGATGGAGCATATCTCAATCAAGGAGATGCAAACAGATACAGTTCATATAAAGTAAAGGGACAGGGTGTTGGGGATGACACAAAGGCATTGGATGATTTTGTTTCCTGTTGTGGAACTTTTGAAGATGAAATAATTGATAGATACAGACCGCTTGTTATGTTTTCTGATCTTGCAACAACTCTTGGTGGATGTCAAAGAAAAGCAAAATGGGAAGCGCGAGTTCATGCTGGAATTTCCAGAAGGATTGAATATCAAACTCCATCGTGGTGTCAGGAGAATGGAAAGATTTGGGAAATAAATACTCTTGTGAAAGTGAGAGATGATATATTCGGACTTGATACTACTTTATTATTGATGGATATCACTTACATTTACAATAAAGAAAGGGGACAAATAGCGAAACTCGGACTTGTTGATAAAGATACATTCAATTTGAGTGATAATAAAATTCTGATCAAGACAGGGTTTGACAAATGACAATGGATGATTTCTACAGATTGACAGATGTCATAAAAAGAAAAATTTATCTTCTTATCGGAAGAGCTATTCTCACCGCAATTGTCAATTCTGAGAAAACACAAAAGATACAAGTGACATTATTAAAAGATGAAACTGTTTCTGATATAGAACGATTTCAGGAATATGGATTTGAAACATATCCTAAGAAAGGTTCTGCCGAAGCTGTGATTGCCTTTCTGAATGGCAATAGAGATCATGGAATTGTTCTGTGCGTGCATGATCGTGAATATCGTCCTTTGGATTTAAGCGAAGGGGATGTGAGAGTATATGATTATCGTGGGAATATGATTACATGCAAGAGTACAGGAATTGAAATTGAATGTTTGAATGGGAACAAAATTGAAATGATATCAGATCGGGTAAAAGTGAATGGGACAAATCTTGAGGTGCTGCTGTGAGCCTTGAAATTGTAAATGAAGATTTTGCAATGACAATAACTCCATCAGGGGCATGGACTCCGGGAACGCCTGTATATACTATGTTCAAGGCAACGAAGCTGAAAGTGAATTCAAAGTTTGCACTGATATGGCATTTGATTTGGGACATGAGCAGTAAGGATTGTATATTGGCAGGATATACTCATCAGATTGGAGCAGGAATGATAATGCCAACAGGAAATAAATGTTTTACAAATACAGACAATCCTTTAAGGAGGACGGATTCAGGGACATGTAATGGAGAGTTCAAAAAGAATTCGGATGGTTCTATTTTGAATTGCAGTTGTAATTTCGAAATAACTAATGCAGGGCAAAGCAAGGCAAAGTGTAATTGATATGCACAGAATAGAAGGAAATGAAATAGATACAAGTACAGGGAGGAATCTTTTTAAAGATACTCCTCCATTTACTGTCATGACTCCGAATTGGGCAAATACTGTTCAAGAAGAAATGATGTATGTCATCCAACAGGCCGGATTACCTTTGCTGGATCAAACAACAGATACAAGAATACAGTTATATCAAGCAATACAAGCATTGATTTCAAATGGATTGTCATCTCTTCTTGTTGGGTTTGGCTGTGAGTACTGGAAGAATGGTGACCCTGCATTAAATGGCGATAGGTTTATTCTATATCAAGGACAAGTAATTTATATTCCTTTATATTCTAATTTTGTTTCTAAAACATATGTTGGGGATGCCAATAATGCAACTGCCCCGGCATTTTATAAAACTTCTGATGCTGGTGGGACAACTCGTAATGTTGCAGGGCCATATTTTGTATTGCCTGATTCGCGTGCAATGAGTTTGAAAGGAACCGGATCGACCACTTTAAATACTCGCGCAAAAGCTGGCCCTGCATTTGCAGATAGGGAAGAAGATCGTGGACAGCTTATCACTGCATCATCTTCGCATATTAGCACTACCCATGGTTTAATAAATTCAGATGCTACAGTAACCGGAGCATTTAAAGTTGGTACAGCAAGAGCTTCCAGACTACAGGCAGCTGCTGTGGCTGGACGTGATCTTGAGTTCGACTCTTCTTTATCTGCAAGAGCCGGAGCAACTACGCGAGATTGTACGCTCGGAACAAATTTTGGAGCATTCTATTAAAATGAAAAGAATAATTTACAAAGAAATAGATGGATATAAAGTAATAGATGGCATTGAAGAGATGTATATTGATGCTGAAGCAACAAAGGCAGAGATAAGAAAAATATATCCTGAGATGAAATTATTCTCGAAAGAACTTATTCTCAAGCACGCTATTTATTTTGGCACAAATGTTACCTTTGAGTATAAAATTGTAAAGGATGATGAAGCAAGAGAATTATTCATCAAGTTTGAAGCTGCGGCAAATAAGAGCTGTAAACTGTCGGCTGCTCTGGAAGAGATAGATGATAACAGAAATGTAGTCACATGGAAAAAGACGGGAGATAACTGGAAGAAAAATGTAATTGTAAAACTTGAGGAAAAGATAAACCCAAGTGAAATAAAAGAAAGCGATCTTACAGTAGAACAACAGGAAGAAATAAATATACAATTGAATAAAGAGAGAATTGATGCTTTATCTGATGAAGACAGACAAAAAGAAAAAGAAATGATGATTGAAGCTATATTAAATCAATCCATAAATATGAGATCAGGACTTGAGATACAAGGAGTTCCAGCAGCAGACGCATTATTGCAAGCACAGACTTGGTATAATACAGAAGTGATTAAGGTCGAAGAGCTATATAAAAAGAAAATAAAAGAAGTGAAGGTAAAAAATGGCCAGCGATATTAAGATCATATGGAATGATATATATCAAGAAGGGGATATCAAATATGATAATGGTGATCTTGTGCG